AGGTAAGCCGCGGTGTTGATCATGTAATTTCTTGCGAAATTATTATGAGTGGCAACGCAACTAACCACCGACTCCGGTCGGGTCTTACGTGGATAGGTCATGGCGTACACTGGGGTAACGTCTACCCCCTTGTAAACATCCAGACCACAGGACTCCCTGAAGAAACCCTTCAGGAAAGTCTTCTGTGAATTAACCTTGAAACCAAGGTGACCTAGCAGGTCCACGCACGACTGCCCTGCGTCCGAGGGAACGACAATGTCGTCCCCGAAGACGCGGACCTCCCGGGAGATATTCTCAATGTTTCGTATCGTAGCGCGCAGGTTTCTACACTGTAGGACCGACGCTACCACGATACACGCAAAGAGAATGGTTTCCACAGGAAAGGTACAAGCAGATCCCATTGCAGAGAACTTCCTAAGTTTGTGAAACTTAGGGTGTTTTCCCCCGATGGTGTTTTCTATCCATCGGGTCCTGGTGGCATGAAGAGCGCTTAACAGACTAACGTTTCGTCTGAAAAGCCTTTCAACGTGCCAACATGATACTCGATCAGAAGCCGAAGACAAATCAATTGTCGCCGACCTTTGATCATGGGATGCTCGCTCCGCAGCACGTTGATTAGCTCGTTGATCTCGGAAAGAGATCGACGATCGTAAACATGTTGTGGAAACACGAGACTGAAAGTAGTCCTTAATTGCTTGCTGGCACCATTGATGAGCAATAGGCTCCGAGGCAATAAGCCTTGGTCCCTTTTGCGTCTTTGGTACTGCCAATAAGCGACTAGGTGGTTCGTGTAAGCAGAAATGGCTTCCACGTCCACTTTCAGTAGCGAGAGAGTCGACCCAGAGGTTGTAATTCGCGTAAGCGAAGACGTCCAGTGGGAAGACACTTGCGAGCTTTGACGGCCAGTGTGGAAAATCGTATTTAGATCTTCCCGCTTTACCGTCAGCTGTTGCACCTGGTCCATGCTTCGTCCTCCATTCAAGGGGTTGAAAGACCCCTAACTGCGATGAGACAATATCTGCTACATTCTGTAGTAGATCTAGTCCCTCACAGATTCTGGAGGAGGGTTCTTCTGTCTGAGAATCAAAAAGATCCGGTACAGAAGAGAGATGATCTGGACGTAAGTCGCAAAACGAGAGTTTTGCAAGCTGGTCTCTTTCGAGGCCATCTTCAGATCCTCCAAGAAGGTCTCCTTCCCAATCAAGGTTCGGAGATCTAATTGACCGTTCGATGTCGAAGAAGTCGTCGACTGTTTTGAAGACGGCATCTGGCGTACACTCCATACGGTACTTCTTAGCTGTATAGAACAGTTGACGAAGCCACCGAATAGCGTGTGCGTCGGCATCTAACCGAAGCATACCTAACTCGTCGAAAATCCTTAGGTATAATCCCCTGAATAGTCTTGGGATTATCCCCCTCCTCCGATAAGGCCTAAA